TGTAAATCCTAAATTACTAAAAAGAAATGATGATGAAAATTACACAGTAATTTTATTTCATCATAAAGATACAAGAATAAAAGAATCTAATAATGACACAGTTATGACAAAACGATATAACTTTGTAGTTGATTTATTAGATGAAGATCAACAAAGAAAATTACACCAATGGTATGTAGATACAGGTGTAATAGAGGAAAAAAGTAATGAAAATAGATGAAAGTGAAGATTGGAGTTGTGGTTGTTGGATAATGAAAGAATTTGACACACATAGCAACAAACTTAGAACAGTTGGTAGAAGTTATTGCAAAAGTAAGCATTGTAATAGAAAACTAGCAAAAATAAAATATGGAGGTAAAAAATGACTATCGGTTATATCGAATGGTTAAACATAATACTAATCATAAGCATATTGTTAAATGTATGGACATTTTGCGGTTGGTTAGAAAAACAATATATATCAGGTAAATATAAATATCTTATGTGGAAATGGAGGAAAAATGCCAGAAATGGATAAACGAGAATTAGCAACTCTCATTACAGATAATAGTTCTAGTGTGCGAGAAACTTGCATAAATGCACTAGAACAATTATACGAATCAAGCAGTAAGCATTTCAATATGGACTTAGGTTTTTGGAATGGATACAAAAAACTAAATCGAATTGTAAATCAAGTTGATACAGAAATGGAGGAAAATCAATGAGAAAACAAATCGTTAAAGCTACTCAAGATACTAAAGCAATACTAATGTTGTTAAAAAGAGATACTAACTTAACAGATGATAAAATCGCACAAATTATCAATGTTAATAGACATAGTGCAACTAACTTACAACAATTAGTTCATAGTATGAAAGACGCAGTAGCTAAATCATCATTTCCAAAAGGAATGCAACCTAAAACTCAAAGAGGTGCATCGAGTATAGGACGTATTGGTAATTATTTACCATACGGACACCAAATGATAAGTCTCTTTAATTATGGTTATAAACCATTTGGAAATGAAGTTCTTGACTTTAATCCAGATACAGGAGAATTTATAAGATTCTCTATTCAAGAATGGAGAAGTCAAGAATACTATAGGTATGTCGGATCTAATAGTAATTCATTACCAGGACTATTAAGTTATGTGCCTATGGGACTAGAACTAGAAATGGTTTATAGAAACGCATACAATAGCGAACAATGTGATTCTTGTTATGAATATGATGAAGGAGAAGGACAATCCCAAATATCATATTGTAATGATGATGACTATTGCTATAGAGGAGGAGCTAGTGACCAAGACAAAATAAAAGCATATAATTTCTTAGCAGAATTAAATGTTGCATTTGGTGCTTATGGAACTAACGAAAAAGCAGTATGGTTAGCTAAAGCAGATAGTTCAGTAGATGTAGAATTTGTATCTATGCCTATGACGCTTAGAGCATATAAAGCAGGTTTAAATATTGCAGAAGGAGTATTTAAATCTTTTACAAAGCTAAGCAATATTGCTAAAGGATTTTATGGACCTTGCGGAGGACATATACATTTAGATAAAAATGTATTTAATAATACATATCAGTATTATTCGTTCTTAGCAATGCACTATGATAATCCAGAATTTATAGCATCTATTGCACAAAGACCAGTAGATGAAAATTCTAGTTGGTGTTATCTACATAAACCAAATGATTTTGCAAGAGTAGCAAAATATAAATTGCGTTCTAGTCATAGAGGTGCAGTTAATGTATTAGATAATACAATTGAATTAAGATATTTTAGATCAAATCTAAAAGTCGAAAGATTGTTAAAAAATCTTGAACATTGTCAAGCTATGTTTCATTTTACAGGAGCAATGACATATCAAGACTTAGCAAAACATAAATCGCACCAACTTAAATATTATCTATTATGGATTAAGGCTTATAGATATACATACAAAAATCTATTTAATTTCTTAATTCTTAAAAAATGGATAAAAGATGAACAACCAATAGGTAATGTTTATCAAATGGTTTATGAAGATAATTGGAATAATATGGACGACTTAAGTTCAAATGAAATTATCGACGCAAATCAATTTCTGCAAGAATTTACAGATAACTTAAGTAATGGGAGGTATTTCTAATATGTGTATAATTGCAAGTATTCCTAAAAATACAGGAACAATAACAAAAAATACGCTACAAACTATGTGTAATAACAATTCACATGGTTTTGGTATTGCATGGATAGATGAAAATAACAAAATTCAAATATCCAAATCAATGGACCAAAAGCAATTTGTTAAAAAATGCTTAAAAGTGCAAAATGATTATGGTAAAAAATCAGATATATTAATTCATGCTAGAATTGCTACATC